GTATAGGATACTTTCTTTTCCTCATACGTGTACTTGACTCTCATCATATCCAACTGTTTAGCGACTTCCTCTTCTAGACCACTTCGCCACCCATGCTTCAAAGCTGCTTTACGTTTTGCACTGTGCTTCGTCATTTCACCTTGCTTTCGTTGAACTGATGCAGGAACGCTCCAAACGTATCGACATACTTCTCATCGTGGTTAGTCTCGCCCATCGTAAACAGAATGGCGTGAACCAACTCATGGTAGAAGGTAGTTTCCTTCGCTTGCTTTGGTAGCTCCTTACGGACACGAATCAAATGCTCTTCAGGGTAACACATCCCTTGGTCGTAGAACCCTTCAGTCTCAACAACCTTCCAGTAACATCCTGCTAACTTGAAGGCTTTTGGGATGTTTGCGGTAAGCTGTACATTTGGTTTTTGAACCTTCTCAACCATAACAAGTTCCCTGACTCAAGTAACCGTTCATGTGATACTCCCTTATCTTCGTATGCAGCCTTTACAGCCTCATACATCTCTAACTCGGTCTTGGCTTCTTTCAGTATCTTCTCTGCCTTCTTAGGCCCGATACCGTCTAAACCCAAGATGTTATCTATTCTGTCCCCAGTTAATAGCTGAGTGTAGAAGCTACGGTATCCTTCTTCCTCCGTAACATAATACTTCTCATCCTTAACAGGGTTGTAGTGCCAGCCCACAAGCTGGTTAAGGTCTTTATCCACATGGACAATCCACCCACCGTCAACACTAGCCTCAGCCACTGCATCGTCAGCCTCGTCACCATCAGTCATTACAGCCCCTAGACGCAACAAGTGTTCCCTGAGCACCTCATAGTGTGGAGGTCGCTCTAAGTCCTTCCTATTGCCCTTATAAGGCACTGTAGTGGCTAACTCATACCTGTAGTTGCCTTTGCCAGTGATCCAAGCCTTGTAGTCATCAGCCTTGAGCTTCTCGTACACAATATCAAACAGTAGCTTAGTGAGCCGACTCTTGGCGATCTCTTCGCTTGCTTCTCTATCTGCAAACCCGATTCGATACACCAAAAAGTCAGCATCAACCAGAGCCAGTTTAGGCTCTTCTGTCATTACAGAACAGCGTCTTCCTCAGCCACCACAGCTTCAAGTCGGTGATGGTAATCGTCTTCAACGAAGGGGCGTTACCATGCTTACCAGAGAGCTTGTGAGTGTAGCTGGACACAAGAAACACACCACGAGTACCGTTACCGATGTCCTTGATGGCTACTTCCTTACCAGAATTGTCTTTAGGTTCAAACACAAACTTAGACTTGCAGACAATGTAGTCACCCATCTCAGGCTTGTTCTTCACCTTAACCCCGAGAGAGGTTAATGCTGCCACCGCACCTGCGCTGAGTTCTCCAATGGTCGCCTCGTACTTCACATTGTCGTCATTGAACTTGGTGTTAAACTCGTTCATCCAACGGCTCCAAAACAAAGTACCTTCAATCTTCACTGGTTTCAAATCGCTCATTTCAATTTCCTTTAAATTTCAATTTTAAGAATTGGGAGTCTTTCCTCCCTGCCATACTATTAGTGTAACACACCCGAATTGGGTTTGTCAAGCACTTTATTAATAATATCTTCCATTTGTACCTCAGTTTCTTTTAGACAACTAAGGAACACTGCATACGCCTCACCTACGGAGATTTCCCCTTCAAAGTCTACCTTCAAGGTGTCCTCCCCTACCTCAATGATAATCTTCCTCAGTGCGTCTGTCGCCATGATTTTCCTATCTTGTATTCACCATCCAAAGGACAGCGAAGGTTAAAGTGTTCCCCTGCTGCCCTGATAGCTACCACAGCCAGTTTCCCTACTGCTTCAGCATCATCAGGATGACATTCTATCTGCCATTCGTCGTGAACATTTACCACAAACTTAGCACGTAGTTTGTTGCATCTAATGTCCTTCTCCAGCACCACCAAGGCTTGTTTCATGACCACCGCCCCTGCGCCTTGAAGTAGGCTATTGAGTGCCGAATGTTCGGAACGTACCCAAATCTTTCTACCATCAAGCCCCGGTACAAAGCCCTTACCCGCATACTTGGCAACCGTATCTCGTAGACGCTGGAGCGCGGGAGTCGCTCTAAGGAAGGCAGTGGTAAGTCTTCGACCCTCTTTAGCCGATCCACCAACAATAGAACCGATCTTGTCCGGCCCTGCACCATAGAGGAAGGCGTAGATAAACGTCTTCGCCTGATCCCTCGTTTGTAGACCAGCAGCTTTTTGGTTCTTCGTATGGACATCCGTTCCGTCCTTACTTGATCCCTCAACGACAGTCTTGACATAATCATCATCTTTCATGTAGTGAGCTAACATCCGTAGCTCAAGACCAGAGGCATCAGCCCCCACCAACACATTACCATCGTCCACAGTCCAGCACTCACGACACTCAGGCCCATACAGCGACCCAGAGTTAGGAACCTGCGCCATGTTGGGACTACTGTGTGTCATACGCCCTGTCACCGCACCATTCGTCATCACCCTACCGTGCACACGACCATCAGTTCCCACACACTCAAACCAAGACTTGATCTGAGAGATACGCTTCTGCAAGAGCAGGTAGTCTAGGATCAGCTTTGCTTCTGGGTACTTTAACTCAGAGAGCACAGCTTCATCTACAATCACCTGACCCTTATCCGTCTTCTTAGAGGGGTTCCAGCCTAAGTCAATCAGCTTTTCAGCGATTTGCTGTCGTGAACCGGGATTGAAAGTAACAATGGAGTCTTTGAGTCGCTTTCCGGTCTTTTCTGAGATTCGCTCAAGGGTGACTGGGGGCCACCTCTGCTGCATCTGCTCATAAATTCCGTCCAGCTTCCCTTGAATGTCAACCAACAAGTTTGTTGCATATACCTGATCCAGTTTAAAGCCATTCTTTTCCTGCTTAGAGATGATAGCAGCTACCTTGTGTTCCAAATCAACACTCTGGTCTGAAAACTCTTTAGCTTTGAGTTCCTTAACCAAGTGGTGATACAACACCTCTAGCACATCCACATCTCGCACACAGTAGTGATCCATCAATGCCTCGTGCGGCTCATCAAACTCCAGCAGCTTAGGTGTATCCTTCTCGCTGCGGTTAGTCATCCAAAGCCATACAGCACGGTAGTCAATCTTCTGTAGTCCAAGCCTTTCTCCCCATGCCTCTAGGCTGTGTCCATTCTCTAGGCTCGGATCGAGTAGTCTGCTTACTGTCAGTGTATCGAATACCTGATTCCCATGAATCTTCGTATTCCAAAGCCTGTTCAACACTGGAAAATCGAAGTTGATGCCGTTGTGAGCGACTATCAACGTAGTGTCCTTTAAATACTCCACGAGGGGCTTTGCTTGTTTCCATAACTTTGTCTCACCTGTGTCAATGTCTTTAGTCACCACCACCCAAATGTGGTCATGCTTCGTGTTGGTTTCAATATCCAAGAGGATACGTTTCATCTCAATCCTTTGTCACAGAGGTGCTTCTCCGTTCTTTATAAACACATGGTCAAACTCGTTGTTCTGATGCCACACATCAGAGGGTTCCTGTTCCTTCTCACAGATACAGCGATCCACCCAGATAGGCTCAGAGGGAAAAGGCCAGTGGTCATTGATGACTGACAACTGAATCCGGAAGTCGTTACGACCTACCTCAATACCTCTACGATTCTCAAACTTCCAAATAGTTCCGTTCATACGTCAAACTCCTCATAAGACATAAACTCTTTCTGTCGCTGTGTGCCCATCTCCGAGAAACTCTCAAAATGGTTCTCACCGCAGCACTGGAAGCTGTGTTTAACATCACCACAGTAGCAGCAGTATTGGGTACTGTCGTTCATCAGTTCTTCGTGTCGTTCTTGCTCAGTCATAGCACTTCTTCCTTTTGTTCAATCATTCGACCTGTCATCTTATCATACTTCAGGCCACAGGCAGGGCCAGTGTAACCGTTGTAACGATTCTTGGCAACAGCTACCTTGGTAGTGTGTCGCTCCTCTTCGTTCTCTGCCATGCTGTTACGCTCCAATGTTATCACAGCATCGCTCAGTTGTGCAATAGCACCTGATCCACGTAGTTGTGATAAAGAGACACTACCACCATCTTCGTGGCCTGAGTTGCCTTGTGGCCTACGGAGGTGAGACACACAGATCAAAGTAACTTCCAGTTCCTGTACCAGTGTACGGAGCTTGGTCATCATGTTGTCTATAGCTTTCCGTTCATCACCCACATCTTGACCAGATACAACAATGCTAATGTGATCCAAGAATACAACACGACAATCACACGCTTTAGCCATGTATCTGATCCGGTTGGCGATGTTGTCCACATCACTACTACCAAAATGGTCAAACAGATAAATACGATTGCTTCCAAGTGTAGCATCAAACGAATCCTTTAGTTCCTTTTCAGTCACAGGTGTGTCCGGGAGATGCAACAGTTTGTTTGCATGGAGACTCATAATACTCCGTGCTGTCTTACGTGTTGACTCTTCCAAGAACAAACCTCCAATGTTCCACGATGTAGTCTTAAGCAGGTGATACAGAATCTCCCGCAAGAACTGACTCTTACCCAACCCGCTTCCGGCAGTAACCGTGATTAGCTCGGCAGGACGGAAACCATAAAGCAGCTTATTCAAGCCTTCCCACGGGTACTGTGCCTCTGCCACAGGTTCAGGTTTAATGACTTCCTCCCACAGCGAGGCAGCATTGATGATACCGTCAGGAATGTAGACCTCAGCCTTCCACCACTCGTTAACGAACTCCTTTGAAGCCCCTGCCTTGAGATAGTCACAGGCATCCTTAAAACCTGCCTTGTGCTGCACGATCTTGGCCTTCTGACCGAACACCTCAGCCACCTCTTTAGCAGCCTTCTTACCCGGCTCATCGTTGTCAAAACAGATAACAATGGCCTCAAAGCTGTTCAACCACTCATACTGTGCCTTACAGTCCTTCAGGGCTGCACTGGCTCCGTTTCGGATAGAGACACTAGGCCATTGAGAACCTGTAAGTTGGTATCCTGCCAATGCGTCAAGTTCTCCTTCGTATACTGTGACGTACTTCCCACCTGAGTGAAAGAGATGTTGACCGAAAAGAGAGGCTTCTTTGAAGTTTCCAGCGATGGTGAAAGACTTGTCTGCCACGTTGCGTACCTTAACAGCGACTCTAATTCCGTCTGCGTCAGCATAAGGGTAAAAGTGTTTGCCTTCATCTTGAGTAACTCCAAACTTATCACAGGTTGCTTGACTAATCCCACGATCAGGGATTGCTTTGGTTTGTCCACTAGGGAGCATTGTGTTTGTCCTTCCACCAGATACATTGTACCTGAGTATTTCCATATATTCCCGTTCTTCCGAGGTTTCATTCCCAGAAGGCGTGTACGTATGACAAACATGGCAGTACGCATGTCCATCATCGTATAGACTGTTCCCGTCACTGCTGGTGCAATGAGGACAGGCAATGTGTTTAATGAACTTAGATTCAACTTTCATCACGATGCCAGTTTCCATAGTCCAATGTTAGCAAAAGCATACCCCATGTACGCCATACACATACCCATGTTGCCCTTCAAACCCTGCTCCAAGGCCACATAAGCATAGATAACCCCTGTGAGTGCTATAAGCCACCCACTCACTGTTTACCCCTTGCTTCTATCAATTCCTTGTGCAGTTCATCCAAGAACTTACTATAACCATAGTCACCACGGCGACACAATTCAGCAGCACCTTGGAGCACGTTTCGCTCGTACATCTCCTGCATCACCTGATCGAAGTCAATGTCATCCTCTAGCAGTTCTTTCTGCTCAATGTCCATCTCTTTAAACTTACCCATCATAAGCTCCTTTGAAGTAGTCCAACAACGATACCGAACAACAATGATACCACAAAAACAGACAGGAAGAATATCCCCCAAGCCTTTAGGG